AGTATACCATATTTCAAGAGGTCTACGAATAGAATAGGATGGGAAATTATTTTTTTCTTTGTTATGTAAGGGTCTTATAAAAAACACCACGTCAAGAGGAATCCCCCGATCACAAGACCGGGGGATTCCTCTCATTCCACTCATTAACCACAATCACAGCAGCCGCCAGTGTCACATCGTCCATCTCCAAAGCTTCGCCATAGCTCAGCCCAGCCCCGGAGGCCAGTGCTAATTCGACGCGATTTCGGAACCAGGGCTGCTCTGCGAGTTTTTTGCCAGTTCAGCCAGCTTATCCTGGGCGGCCTTCGGCAGCATTTTGGTTTCGAGCTCATTCCACTCATCATAGGTGAACTCATTCATGAGCTCGTAGACACCAGCCAGGTTCTGCGGTATGTCGACCTTACTTCCATCGACCGCCGCGATCCCCACCACAGTCTGGATAGTGACAGTGGACATGACGCCACCGATGTTCTGACCGCCCTCGCTCATGCAGGACGCCAGGAGCCTGCGCTCGATAAAGTGGTGCTGGCCTTTTTTTTCCCGGGGGGTCACCTTTTTACCTGTCGATAGAGTAATTTCTTCCATGTCTACCTCCTACGATACTTTGGCGCGCCGTGTAGCGTGCCAGCTGATGTTGTTTGTGATCGGCTTACTGTTGCCGTCCGCCGACTTCTTATAGCCGTCGAAAGTCACTTCCTCGTACTTGTACTTCCGCACCGTGCCGTCTTTGTAGGTTTCGGTCGTGAAGATAACAAACTTCAGGGTTCCGCCGTTGTCCTCCTGGTACTTCACCTTCAGGTCTACGATGTCATCGTAGGCGGTACTCGGGCTCTGACCATCCAGACTGCCCTTCCAGCCCATCTGAAGCACATGGCGGTACTCCGACTCTTCCCCGATGGGAGCTTTCTTCTCCTCCTGGGTGATCTCTTCAACAGACCACTTCAGGATTTCCGGGGACTTCGCCAGGGCGTTGCCGCCCTGATCAGTGATGGCAATCACCAACTTTTTACCAAGCAGTCCGTCCTGGGCCATTTACGCCACCTCCACATTCGTACCGCCCTGGAAGTTCAAGAGAATCCATTCGGCGGTGTTGTAGTGCTTGACCTTGATATTCTGAACAAACTGGTCAATCTGGGCAGCGGCATCGTCGAAGACGATGGAGTAAGTCTCAATCTTGCTGGTCTCCAAAGGATTCACCGGCTTGACCAGGTTATCGAAGAATGTCCGGATCCGACGCTCTGCGTCGTCCTTCATCTTCTTGGACATGGCCCGCCCCTGCCAGGGGGCCGCCACCGCCTCCAGGGCCTTTTCAATCCAGCTGTTCAGGCGGCGTTTATTGACCTTTCGGTTTTCGTCGTCACTGATTACGTTGCCTTCCACGTCAGTCTTGGCCAGGGTGTAGTCGTTGGCCATGCGCCAGGCCAGGGAACCGTCGCCGGCGGCCGAAGGCTTCAGCTGAAACGCTGCGATCTGGTTGGTGTAAAGGTCGGTGTACTGGTCGAAATCAAGCTCCTGCTCTGCCGCCGAAACCCAGGTGCATTCCACGGCCAGGCCGGAGTCCTCGATGTTGCCAATAGCGTGGACGATGGCCGAGAGGCAGGCGCCGGAGGTGTACTGGTCGCCGACAGACTTATAACGACCGTAAACCATCTGCATGAAATCCGTGTCGTAGGTATCGCGGTAGGTAATTGCGTCGGCAACCACTGCCGCAGTGCCGATACCGCAGTAAGTCATGCAGTTGTACTTTTCACCGAAAGCATACAGGGCGGCGTCAGTCGTGGCAGCTGAATAGTCGGCAAGTGCGACTTCGGTGATAATGCTGCCTACCAGTTCCAGGAGCTTTAAGCCTGTGCGCTTGCCGGTGCCGGCATCAACTGTGCCGACGTAGTCAGTTGCAACCAGAGCGGCGCCGTTCAACCCGCCGGTAAGCTGGGTCTGGGCGAGCACATCCGGGCGGGCGGTGACGTAATCGGCAGCTGAAGAAGCCATGTCCTCCAGGACAAAGTGCTCGCTGCGACTGTTCACGTAAGTGACTGCGTAGCGGGCGCTGGCCGGGTCCATGCTGAGGTTGTCGTATGTTTCGGTGCCAAAGTCGGATACCAGGATGAGCTTGAATGTGTTGGCGTCCGTGCCATTGGCAACCTGCACCGTGAAAATATTGGCGTAGGTGCCGGGATATTTAGACGATACCTTGAGCGTGTCGTCCGGAGTTACCTGGCGGTCCACTAGGGTTTTACTTGCCATTGCGTTACCGGCGCCAAGCACCCGGACAAAAACGGCCTTTTTAACCCTGGCACGATGAAGGTGGTCCAACAAGGCGTTCCCTTTGTTGCTCTTGGTCGTCAGCCCCAGGACGGCCTCAACAATCTCGGTCAACCGTTTGGTCGGCGTCTCGCTGACCATCACATACTGGTTAACCGGCCCCCGGTCGAAGTCGCCCACAAAGCCCAGCACAAAGTCTTTCATGTCGACCGTGTCCGACTGAGGCACAGCTTGTTCGTTGATGTACAGGCCGGGCGGGTACCCGGCCAGTGAAGTTACTCCGCGAAGAATGGTCAAAGTTTCATTCCCCCTTAACTTACTTTTGGCTTAAACTGTGAAACATCGATAACATTCACAATATCCTCAATAATCAGCTTGCCACGGCAGGTAAACGTCAGGTCACTTTGGTAAAGGCCGATCTCTCCTCTTGGTGGTATCGGTGGCCCCTCCCCAAAGATTTGCATTATTTCGCCCCACTTGTCCCCAGGGATTGGGATTTCATTTTCCTTCTCGATGGCCGCCAGGAATTCGGTGGCCAAGCGCAGCGTCGTTCCCTGGCGCTCGGCGAAGAAAGAAACCTGGATGAGGTAATCAAAGCGCAGGACCTCGGTTCCAACCGTGAATGTCCCATCGTTGTTGTCAATCAGTCCGTGGGGTTCATACTCCCGCATGAGAGCCTTCTCAGCAGTACCGCTAACATAGAAAATGTTGGCGCCCGGAAGCAATGCTTTAAACTCCACCGGGTTCGGTTCCTCGTCTCGGACGTTAAAAGCGGCGCCGTGGACGCCCCGGATAGCCGCCTTGATAGCTTTATACGCTTCAACCAGCGGATCCCTCATCGCCATCTTCCCCTCAGTTCACTGATGATCTCCTTGGCAACCTCTTCTTTGATGTCACCCCGGGACTCATGCAACGCCGGTCGTAGGAACGAGCGCTGCGGGATGTTCCGGGAGGCGTCACCGAATTCGTGGGTAGCGGCGTAGTCCGCCGGGCTTCCTTTCCCTTGCTCCTGACTACCTCCAGCGACGCCAACATAAGCCACACCTTTGCCCTCCAGCTCGCTGTCGTCGATTGTCAATGCCATGCGCAGGTGCCCACTGATGCCGACCAGGGGCGAGTCGTCGTTTCCGCCTGCGCCCCAGGAACCGTGCTTTTGGACATACTTTTTACCAGCTCTGGTAAGCTTGCCTTTATTGCGACCAGACTGTGACGTGTGCTTTCGCTTCACTGTCTCAGCCTTCAGTTTGGACCAGGCGGGATAATCCCCAATAGCCGGCTGATAGGTACCAAGCTTCCCCTTTGCCCGCTTCAAGACTATGGCAGCGCCGCGCCTCAGCCCCCGCTTTGTAGCCCGGTCGAGGCCCCCGGGAATGGACCGCAACGCACGAACAATGTCGCTGAAGTCACCCATCTACTTCACCCTTTCAGCCCGGCACTCCTTGATGATCAACTGGCCGGCCAGTGTGGCAGGGGCCGCAAGCTTGATTTCGAATTCCTTCCCATCGTACCCCAGGAGACGCCCCTCTTTCACTTGCCGCGCGTCCGGTTCGGTGCCGTCTTCGATGACGATGAACTCCAACACTTCGGCAGGGTTGTCACCCAGTTCCATAGCGTTTTCTTCAATGTCATGGGCAGTAACAACAATCCTAACCGTCTCGGCGTGCGGATCCGGCTGCCCTTCATCGGTGATACTCAGCTCGTCTCGGTTCTCCACATCAGCTGCTGGGGTCTTCAGTACGGCGTCTGTCTCATAGCCCTTTGCCTGGATGTGCTTGGCGATAATCGCCTTGACCTTGCCGGCGAGCTTTAAGGCATCCATCAGCTGTAGCCCCCCATGACCTTTTTAACGCTACGATGGTAGTTTTCCAGGCGCTTCGCGGCCAACTTCTCAACCTGATTGAAGTTGTCAAACTCGATTTCAAGGCCCTTGCCAAGTTTCAGACCGCTGATCTCGGCACCTTCCCGGATGATGTCACTAAGCAGTCTCCACATGCAGTAGTCAAGTAGAATTGGAGTATCCCGGTCCGGCACGGTTTCTGCCGTGTGGTCGGCCAAATAAGTAAAGCTGACACCGACCGCTGACGTGGGAGCCGAATCAAGGTAGATGGTCTTATCCAGGACCTCGTACCCATCAAGGCCCGTGAGCCATGTCTGGTAGTCGGCCGGCAGGGGGAATTCCGTGACACCCGGGGTCAGGTTGACGGTACCCTTCCTTTTCCGGGGCCGGTACCGGGAATAGTCTCCAACCGCGTCCTGGATGAGTGATTCCAGGTATTCCGGCGAGAACTTATACGGTTCAACTTCGTCTCCGATTTCCTTTCGGAGTTTTCCGATCAGGTCCGCTTCCGCCATCGACCTTCACCTCTTCTTCGGGAGTCTCATCGGAAGCGACCGAGGCCGCCGGCTTGACGGCCTCGAACTCCTCGTACATTTGCCCTGGACCGATCATGCGATTGGTTACCGGGTGGATAAACGCGTGTCCGGTGTTAACCTTCATTTACCCCACCCCTTACGAATTGTAGAACTTAACGGTCCGATAGGGCGGGTTGTAGGTCACGCCATTCTGGTCGGTGGTCAGCGGCGTGGCGATGCTGATCTGCTGGGTGGCAAAGTATTGCTTGGCCGATGTAATCTTCCCGTCTGCTGCATAGTAGGGTTCAGGGCCCTCGATCTGCATTGGGGATCCTACACCAAACCGGGTGGCGTTGATCTTGCCCAGCAACATCCGCTTGTCGCCGGCCGCCCAAGGCGCGTTAATCTCACCCAGTTGCAGGCCGTTGCGGGTCGCAAAGTACATCCGGCCGGAAAGCAGGTTGGTACCCTC